GCAGGCAGCGGCTTTTCCCTTCAGATTTAGACGAGGTCGTCTTGTGACGGTTGACACGTTTGATGAGCGGTACATCGCTCAAAAAGTGGCTTCCGCCGTATCCACCTACGCAGGCGAATTGCCGCTAACGCCACAATTTGGCACCAGAGACCCAGAATTCAACGAATTTGACTCAGGAGGCGTTGTTTACACGTGCGCCATCTTTTTCCCTGAAGTCGACATTACGAGCATTTACGATGAAATCGACAATAATGGCAAACTGGCCGTAAACGTCGAATTTCAGGTAAGGAGCGAAGGAAGCAATTATGGCATCTCCTGACATGAGTCGCTACATTGACCTAACCGTCAACGACCTGCAACCAATCGAAATTTACGACGCATCAGTCGAATACGCAAAAACTGCTCTTCCTGAATGGGAACCGGTACCCGGCTCAGTTGAAGACGCCCTTCTTCAAGCCGCATCGTCAATGACCGGGCAACTTATTGGCGCAATCAATCGCCTGCCATCCGGTGTACTTGAAGGCTTGTTGCAACTCTACGGAATTGACCGCAACGCTGGCACCCCAGCAACTGCAATTGTCGAATTCACAACGTTAGATAACGCTACGGGGTACACCATTCCGATCGGCACCCGTGTCGGTTACGTGGACACCGTTGGTGATGAGCCAGTCCTGTTCGTATTCGAGACGACTGAAACTGCGGTTTTGGCCATTGGCCAGACAACCGCAAACATCCCTGTTGTTGGCGTCTCCTTTCAGCAGTATCCGGCTTTGCAGACCGATGATCCGCTACAACTTTTGTCGGCCATCTCCTTCATCGAAGAGGTAAAAATTTATCAAAATTATGAGCCGGGCAGTAATGCTGAAAGTGACACCGCTTTTCTTGACAGGGCCGTCACAATCCTTGGAAGTTTCTCCGAATCTTTAACCCTTCCCGCTCAGGTCGACCGTTACGCCCTTGCGAACTATCCAAGCGTATATCGTGCCAAAACCTACAGTCGGGTTAGAGCCGACCGGCCCATCGTTTCACTGGTGCGATCTAGTGACGTCGCGACCGCAACCTTGTCTGCGAGTTGCACTGTTGAAGCGGGTGACATTGTTCGTGTTGTCGGTGCGGACACCGAATTCAACGGGTTGTTTGTTGTTGACGGAACGACACCAACCACTGTTTACTGGACGCAGGATGGCGAAAACGCTTCTGCCAGCGTTTCCGGCGAACTTTACTCGCTGCGTTTCCAAGACGATTGGCGAGACGAAGAAACCCTTGAGTACACCCCACAAAACGGTTATGCAACGGTTTACGTCAGCGCCGTCGGTGGCGCATCGACGTCTATTAGCAACTTGACGCTTGAGACGCTACAAGAGGATTTGATCGAGCGCACCGTGGCAGGACTTATCACGCATGTCGACATTGCACGCGTTGCTTCTGTTGGCGTGCAAATTGAAGTGGAGAAACAAAACGCTGTTTCTATCGCCACAGTGACCACCGCAATTGAGGAAGCGATTGATGACTATTTGCATCCCGATCATTGGAGTTGGGGTGACGCAATTTACGTCAACGAACTTATTGCGCTTGTTGATGGTGTTGCAGGCGTTGTGCGAGTGAAGTCAATTGTTTTGGACGACTCGGCGGGAGACGGCCTGACCGAACTTGACGAAAACGGCAACATCGTTTTTGTTTACAGCGGTGTTCTCCCGTTGCATGAAACTTCTGTCACGGTGAGTTAAAAAAATGCATCTCCGCAACTATGGTGTCGTCCCAAACTTTGTTGAAGAAGAAAGCAGAATTTTTCATTTTTCAACAGGTTTATGGGAAGCGATTGGCGGCGAAGGAATTGAATTTTTTCGTTACACCGGTCCAGATATTGACGAAATCCAGCACGCTGCTCTTGGTGTAAGCGTTTACGAAACTGCTGTTGCTGGCGCTTCGGTCGGACCGTTTGACATTCCACACTTCTACCGGACCGCTCCCGTTCGTGGCCATTTCATGATCAAACTAGATGCAGCGGCTTATGTTGTTGGCGGAATCACCATTGAAGGTGAAGGTGCTGGAGTCTGGGCGTCAAATGAAGAACCCGGTCAACTCGTTGGGCCAAATAAATGGACGTTAATCAGTGCCGAAAGTGATGGGATTGAAAACCCAAATCCGTCAGCGTCATGTACGGCCACGCTGGTCGTTGTCGTCTCGTGGATTGATGATGAATACGCTGGTGCACAAAACTTTTACGTCAAATGGCCAACTATTTCAGTTCCAAACGCTGCAACACTAAACATTTCCGCAGCAGAAACGTTTATCCGCCTGCCCGAATATATGCGAAACGCCGACGCCACCGAAACCGAACCAAATTTTCCATTTTTTAAATTTATCGACGCGATCACCCCTGTTGCTCATTCCATCGATCAAAAATGGGGCGAGTACAGGTACATTCCTGCGGAATTGAACGACGGAGTCATTAAACCGTCGGCTTTGGTTGACGTAAACACGGCTGGTGAGCCTGAGGTGAAATGGCTTTCCCAGTTTTTTGGCGTGGATCTGGTTGATCCACGTTCTGGTGCCACTTCTTGGGGTTCTTTGCTTTCTGCCGCCGATGCTGCCGGTGACAACAGTGGGGAGGCGTCGTGGGCGGAGTTGGAAACACTTCTTGACGAGGATGATCCAACTGACGGGGTTCAATGGGACGAGGTTCAAAACTTTGCTATTGACACAGATTTTTCCCCCGAGTTGTTACTTGCGTTTTCTCGGTGGCAGGTTGAGTCTGCGGTTTATGGGTTGCGCGGCGGCACGACGGCAAGTCTTATTGAAGCCGCACGCAAGGGTCTGAAAACTGTTGACGCTTCGGTCGTAGTTGTCCCTCACTATGAAGATGACCCGTTCAAAATTGCGGTACAGGTCGCTAGCACCGACATAATCACGCAAATTGACGACGTCCAAATTTTGATTAATCCAGCGATACCGCTCGGATATGAAGTCGTTGCCGTTGCCGTGTAGCAACGTGCAATAAACTGGGTCGGGAGTAAAAATGGCAGCAGAACAAACAGATCGCCTTAAGGTTTACACGTGGTCAAGCGACGCCGACGACTTTACGCGTCAGCAAATGACTGCGTCGCATCAAGAACTTGAAGATCGTGCAGCCATTTTTCTTGAGCCTTCAGCCGCCTTGCCATCTGAGGCTCCTGCCGATCAAACCCGGTCGTTTCATCTTGTAACTTCCGGAACGCCTGTCCTTTACTTCACTGGCGATGGTGAAAACTGGACACCTCTTAACTCGTTTGCCGCTCCAAGCGGTGTAGTGACTCCGGGAAGCACAAACACGCAAGGTGTGTCTTCAAGCATCGTTCGAGCCGACCACGTTCACGCCCTTCCCGCATGGGGAAGCACAACTGAACCTGTTGGCACTTCTGCTTCTGCCGGTGAAGACGTTCTGTTTGCACGGGCCGACCATGTCCATGTTGTCGGAACCGGTGCCATTAACTCTGCTTCGATGCTTGCATCGAATGTGGTTGAGGCTTCTGCGATTGCCAGCAGTGCGGTTGTGACAGCAAAAATTCAGGATGCTGCTGTGACGGCAGCGAAACTTGCTGCCGGTGTCGGGATTCCTGCTGGGTCAATTATGGCGTTTGGTGGGACGACGAAACCTACTGGTTGGGAGTGGTGCGACGGTGCTGCTTACTCGTCGTCAAATCCCTCATACACGGCTCTTTTCAACGCAATTGGCACGAATTACGGAAGTGGCAGTGGCGGCAATAACTTCAATGTTCCCAATCTAAACAACAACAAATTCCCTAGAGGGGGAACTCCCGGCGCTACTGGCGGGCAGGACGCCGTAACGCTCACGCAAGGTAATCTTCCTGCTCACACGCACCTCCTTGCCGGTGCTGGTGCAGGAACCACAAACTCTGGGTCTCATGCGCACGTGGTAACGGGTTTCACTTCAGAAGAACCGGCCCATGACCACGGAATGCCCAATGTGGCCTACACGTTTACGGGATCTAATACAGGTTTTTGGTTGCAAGGATCTGGTGGCCTTCAGATTAAGACAACCGCTTTTGCCGATGAGTTAGCACACAGTCACACTCTTGTGGCCGAGGCTTCGTCGGGAAACAGCAGCCATGTTCACGGCCTTGAAGGCTCAACTTCAAGTGTCGGTTCGGGTTCCTCCGTTGAAACGCTTCCTGCATACTTGGGTGTCAGGTTTATCATTAAACTTTAATTGATTTACCATTTCTGGTAAAGATTTTATCGCTATCCTTACTATGTGAAACTGGCAAACACACTAAGCGCAAGTTTGCGACAAGACAACGGCTTCCTCATCGGGCGAACCCTAGCATTTATTGCCGTTGCTTTTATCAGCCAAACAGCAATCCCACTGCCACTAATAGTCCTTGCCTTTGCAGTGATTGCAACATCACTTGCATCAATCTCAACAAAACTTAAAGGGCTACTGCCATACGCATTTCTTGGGGCCGCCGCACTATGGGGCGGCGTTGCCGCAACCTTGCTCGTAGACGGAACAGACGGAATCGGAGTTATGCTTGGGCTCATTCTTGCCGTCATGGACGGATCTTCTTTTGTCGCCTTCAGGTGCACCGAGCGTGAATAATGTGGAACAACGTATTCATCGCAGCAGCAACAATTATTACTGGTGTTCTTTCATGGGCGGCAGGTAGGCGAGCGCAACAAATTCAAGCAAATCACCATGTGGATGAGCACGAACTTGATCGGGCTCGCAGGATTGATGAGGCAACAAAAACGGTGCTTGACGGATACAAAGACATGGTTGAAAACCTTCAGGCTGAGGTTGAACGCCTCAATAGTGTGATTAATGATTTGCGACTCGAACAGGAAGAGTGTGAGCGTCGTAATGATGAGATGGAATCTTTGATTCACGATTTGCAGCGTCGTTTGGCCAATTTGGAGGGGGAGCGAGATAGTGGATGACACGTCGGCTTTTTCGGAGATTATTCGTGGGGCGATGCCGGATCGTGTTATTTCAAATTTTGTTTTAGTTTGTGAGGTTTTGACTGAGGATGGGGCGGAGTTGACGATTGCGACTTCGGATGCGATAACGCCGTGGCTTGGCCTTGGCATGCTAGTATCTGCTACGAACATGTTGCAGGAGACAGCAACCGGCGAAGACGAGGATTGACATGGAAAACCACACCACTACTGGGGAACAGACTCTTGATCAGGCTTTGAAGGGTCTTGTTCTTGGGGTTCTTGCTTGGCTTGCTGTGAAGTATGAGATTCCTGAGACGATTATTGTTCCGGCTACGGCTGTTGTTGCTGCGTTGTTGGCTTGGGCTTCTTCTCGGGTTGGTAAGGATCGTGCGACGGCTTCGTTTTTTGGTCCGGTGCATGATGGCCCGTCTTTGTTTGAAGACGAGTGAATCTCTGCTTTTTTGCGGGTTTTTGTCTCCTAGAATGGGGTAGTCCGCTAGGAGGTTCCTGTCAATGATTGCCGGTGTTTATAGGATTAATTGTGATCAGGGCGCAACTTTTGAGCGCACTATGACAATTTACAATCCTTCTGTCGGCGGCGCTTCGGCAACTCCTGTGAATTTAACGGGCTATAGCGCCCGCATGCAGGTTCGTCCTGAAACCGATTCCAATGAAATTATGGTTGAGTTGACTACCGAGAATGGTCGACTGACCCTTGGCGGGGTTGCGGGAACCATTGAAATGGAAATTGAAGCGGACGTAACAGAAACATTTGACACCGACGGTGTTTACGACCTCGAAATTTACAACAACGCTGGCAAGGTGTACAGGGTAATCAAGGGTCGGTTCGTTGTTGAACCAGAGGTGACCCGCGATGCCGAGTGAAGAACCCAACAAAGTTGAGATCCACGTTGTCGCCCCCAATGACGTCAACGTGGAAGAAATCCGTAACGTTGTTGAAGTAAACGAGTCCGAACCTACTGAGGTTTACATTACGACTTTGGGACTTCAGGGTCCTGAAGGTCCTCCGGGTGCGACTGGCCCGCAGGGTACGACTGGTGCTGCTGGCCCTACGGGGAACACTGGTGCGGCTGGTGCGACTGGTGGTGTGGGCGCGACCGGCCCTCAGGGGGCTGTGGGGGCGCAGGGTGCGACGGGTCCGCAGGGTCAGATTGGTCCGCATGGTCCGACCGGTCCGACTGGTCCTACCGGACCTCAGGGTGCGACTGGCGCGAACGGTGCGACGGGTGCGGTTGGTCCGACCGGTGCAACTGGTGTGCAAGGCGCGACCGGTGCCGTTGGTGCTACGGGTGCGGTTGGTGCGACGGGTGCGACCGGTGCGATTGGGGCAACCGGTCCGCAGGGCGCTGTAGGGGCGACTGGTGTTCAGGGTGCGACCGGTCCGCAAGGGGTGGCCGGTCCTGTCGGCCCGCAGGGTCAAACCGGTCCGCAGGGGGCTATCGGGCCGCAGGGGGCGACGGGAGCGAAGGGCGATACTGGGGATACCGGACTGTTGGGGGATACCGGCCCGCAGGGACCTATTGGTCCGACTGGGGACACGGGCTTGCAAGGCGAGGAGGGCGACACCGGCCCGCAGGGGCCAACTGGTCCACAAGGCGCTGTGGGTCCACAGGGGGCTGTTGGCGCTACGGGTGATGAGGGTGACACGGGTCCGCAAGGCCCAACCGGCCCGCAGGGGGCTATCGGGCCGCAGGGGGCGACAGGAGCGAAGGGTGACACCGGGGACACTGGTCCGCAAGGTGCGTTAGGTCCACAGGGAGACATTGGCCCAGAGGGAGACACCGGGGACACCGGTGACACCGGTCCGCAAGGGCCGCAAGGACCTCAAGGTCCACAGGGTGCTGTTGGAGCGACCGGGGACATTGGGCCGCAAGGTGACGAAGGGGACACCGGCCCGCAAGGCCCTACAGGCCCACAGGGGGCAATCGGACCGCAAGGCGCTACCGGAGCGAAGGGCGACACCGGCCTTCAAGGGGACACCGGCCCAACGGGGGCGACTGGGCCTCAACCGCTTTGGAACTTCACTGGCACTTACAGTGGTGGTGCCTCTTACGCCGTTGGTGACATTGCTACCTACAGTGGGTCAACGTGGTATCGAATTGATGCTCACGGAGGCAACGTCGGTGACACTCCAGTCGAAGGATCATTCTGGACGGAGATTGCTGCGGAGGGTGCTACAGGCCCAACTGGTCCGCAAGGCGCTATAGGTCCGCAGGGCGATACCGGACCGACTGGTCCGCAGGGTTCAGTTGGCGCGACCGGCGACACCGGCCCGCAGGGCGATGAAGGGGACACCGGCCCGCAGGGCGACACGGGAGACACCGGGCCGCAGGGCGATACCGGCGACACCGGCCCGCAGGGGCCGACCGGGCCGCAGGGCGCCATCGGCCCGCAAGGCGCTACCGGAGCGAAGGGCGACACCGGCGACACTGGTGACACTGGTGACACTGGCCCGCAGGGCGACACGGGAGACACCGGGCCGCAAGGTGACACGGGAGACACCGGTCCGCAGGGGGTGATCGGTCCGCAAGGAGCCACCGGGTCACAGGGTCCGACCGGGCCGCAAGGCGCGATTGGGGCGACCGGTCCGCAAGGCGACACAGGACCGCAGGGTGCTATTGGCCCTCAGGGCGCTACAGGTGCGCAAGGGCCGCAAGGCGCTACGGGAGCGACGGGTGTTCAGGGTCCGCAGGGTGCTACTGGTGCGACTGGTCCGACAGGTGCGACGGGTCCGCAGGGCGCGAACGGTCAGTCTTCTTCGTTTTACAACTACAAGGTGAAGAACAGTGCCACGAGCGGTGATCCCGACAACAGTTATCTGCTCTACAACAACGCTACGCAAACGTCAGCGACGGCAATTCACGTCAGTCACATTGACAAAGACGGCTTTGACGTTGATATTTTTCTTGGCTTGTTGAACGACGGCGATACGTTCGTGATTCAGGACGCTGCGTTGTCCGACAACTTTCAACGGTGGGAAGTGTCCGGCACGCCAACTAATCAGGTGACGTATTGGGTGTTTCCTGTGACGCTGGTTGCTAGTGGCGGCACCGGAACAACCGGTTATCAAAATAACCATGAAGTTATCCTTGTGTTGGCGTTGACTGGTGAACAAGGCCCACAAGGACCTATAGGTCCAACCGGCCCTCAGGGAGCGACAGGTCCACAGGGGGCTACGGGTCCTCAAGGTGCGACCGGCCCACAAGGCGCAACTGGTGCAATCGGACCGCAAGGGGACACCGGTCCACAAGGACCGCAGGGTGCCGTTGGGGCGCAAGGGGCGACCGGCCCGCAAGGTGCAACTGGAGCGCAGGGGGTCATCGGCCCACAGGGTGATACGGGTCCGCAGGGAGCGACGGGTTCGCAGGGGCCGCAAGGCGCTACGGGGGCAACTGGCGTTCAAGGTCCGCAAGGTGCGACTGGTGCGCAGGGTCACACCGGTCCGCAAGGTGCGGTAGGTCCGCAAGGTGACACCGGTCCACAGGGACCGCAGGGTGCCGTTGGCGCGCAAGGTCCGCACGGTCCGCAAGGAGCGACCGGACCGCAAGGTGCAACTGGACCGCAAGGTCCGCAAGGAGCGGTCGGTCCACAGGGTGCGACGGGTTCGCAAGGTGCCACCGGCCCGCAGGGTGCGGTCGGTCCGCAGGGTGCGACAGGTCCGCAGGGAGCAACCGGTCCGCAAGGGGTAGCAGGCCCACAAGGTGCAACCGGACCACAAGGTGCAACCGGACCTCAAGGTGCAACTGGGGCAACAGGCCCACAGGGGGCAATCGGGCCACAAGGGGCCACCGGACCACAAGGTCCGCAAGGTGCTGTTGGTGCGCAAGGCCCGCAAGGCGCAACGGGGGCGCAAGGTGCAACAGGACCTCAAGGAGCGACGGGGGCGCAAGGCGCTGTCGGTCCGCAAGGCGCCACCGGCCCACAAGGCGCTGTGGGTGCGCAGGGGCCAACTGGTCCGCAAGGAGCCACCGGCGCACAAGGGCCAACCGGACCGCAAGGAGCCACAGGCGCACAAGGGGCCATCGGGCCGCAAGGCGACACCGGGCCGCAAGGACCACAAGGGGCGGTAGGGGCACAAGGCCCTCAAGGTGCAACAGGGGCACAAGGCCCGCAAGGGGCGACCGGTGCACAAGGGGCGATCGGCCCGCAAGGCGACACCGGGCCGCAAGGGGCGGCAGGGCCGCAAGGCGCTGTCGGTGCGCAAGGCCCACAAGGCGCCACCGGAGCACAAGGACCAATTGGCCCGCAAGGACACACCGGACCGCAAGGGGCGATCGGCCCACAGGGTGACACCGGACCGCAAGGCCCACAAGGCTCAGTAGGCCCACAAGGTCCACAAGGTGCTGTTGGGGCGAAAGGTGACACCGGAGACACCGGACCGCAAGGGGCCGTCGGCCCGCAAGGTGCAATTGGTGCCACGGGCGCTGTAGGTGAAACGGGGGCGACCGGACCGCAGGGTGCGACCGGTGCGAACGGAGCGACCGGTGCTGTCGGCCCGACCGGCGCAACTGGTCCGCAAGGCGCAACTGGTGCCAACGGCGCTACAGGACCGCAGGGTGCTGACGGGTCGTTCATCTCAACTTGGGAAGGCCTATGGGACTCGGGAACCACCTACTCGGTTGGTGACATTGTTGTTTATAGCGACACGATCACCGGTGCCGGTTTGACGGTCGGGTCGTACATCGCGACAGCAGGTTCCACGAATGAGCCTCCGGTCGGGGGCGGCACGGTCAACACCGCTTATTGGGATTACATTGCGGCTGGCATCCAAGGTCCGACAGGTGACACCGGCACTGCGGGCGACACAGGACCGCAAGGTGACACCGGTCCACAAGGTGAAACCGGGCCGCAAGGCGCTTCCGGCAGCGGAGGCGCAGACCTATACACTTGGACCCTCTACAGTTAAAGGCACATCATGGCTTCAACACCAAACTTCACATCAACACCACGCATCGGCTTAGGTTCCGTCTCCACGGCAAACACGAACCGTGACGGCACCGGCACCATCGTCGACATCATCACCGGCGCCGCCAGCGGCACCAAAATCAACGAGGTGGTCATCAAATCCACCGGGCGACCCGCCGACTCGATCATCACCCTGTTCGTGAACGATGGGACGACGAACTGGTTGTTCGACGAGATCGACCTCGGCGCCCCTGCCGCCTCATCGGCGACAGCGACCGCCTACCGGACCTCGGTGCAGTACGCCAATCTCGTACTTCCCAACGCCAGTTGGAAACTACGAGCAGCGGTCACTGTCGCACCAACAACGGGTGCAATCAATGTGATTGCATTGGCGGGCGATTTCTGATGCCAGAATCTGGCTTGCTTGGCTATCCGGGCAAGGGGCCACCGGTTGACCTTGACCCCAATACGCAACTGTTTACGTCTAGTGGTACGTGGACAAAGCCTGCCGACTGCCAGTGGGTGAGGGTCATTCTTGTCGGTGGTGGCGGAGGCGGCGGCGGGGGCGGACGAGGTACGAGTGTTGCCGGTTCGCAAAGCGCTGCGGGCGCCGGTGGCGGTGGTGCGGGGATGTCATTTATTGACGTGCCTGCCGGTTTGCTGCCTTCCACTGTGCCAATCACTATTGGGGCTGGCGGTTCTGGGGGTAGCGGTTCAACTACTGCTAACACTCTTGGTTCAAACGGTTCGAGTGGTGGCACTTCTACTTTCGGAGACATTCTTTCTGCTTCTGGCGGGAATGGTGGCTCAAATAACACTGTCGTTGCTACTGGCACTGGTGGGAGTGGCCATTTGCTTGGAGGGGCTGGCAGCACTGCATTTTTTGGCCAGTCAAACACATCTATCTCATTTGCAACTGCTGGCGGTGCTGGCGGTGGAGCACCGTCATCCGGAGGTGTTGACATCGGCACGACACCAGCGGGTTGCGCCAATTCCGCAAGATCCCCATTCCTAGAACCACAAAAATATGGTTTGATTGGACAAGCGGGCCACGGAGGCGGTTTTAACATTTTTGGAACTCGCATTAACACCGTTTCCAATGGCACTTTTGGCAATGGTGGTGGAGGAGGAGGAGGAGGTAAATCCGACTTAAATGGTGAAACCGGTGGTTCGGGCGGCGACGGCTACTGCCTTGTCGTGGCTTACGGCACACGATCGAAACCTGTTGATGTTCAAGAATTTACGACTAGTGGGCAGTGGAATAAGCCTACTGATCCGAGGCTTTCAACGGCTCGGGTGTTCGTGATTGGTGGCGGTGGCGGTGGGGGGTCGGGCCGCAGGTGGGACCGCAACAACGGTGCACGTTTGACGGGTTCGTATTTGGGTCTGTCTTCAGGTTCCGCTTCCGCTTATGCTTCCGCACCGGACTCTGCGGCACTGTCAATCACAGGCGACATTGACATCCAAGCAAAAATTGCAGCGTTCAGTTGGTGTGAAGGCGATCGCATTATTTACCAAAACAACATTCAGAATCGCTCAATTGTTTCAAAATGGACCACAACGGGAAATCAACGCTCATACGATTTGTCAATAAACTCTTACGGTCAACTCATACTTGGCTGGTCAAATAACGGAACTACAGAAAACTCAATTATTGCAGACGCCACCCTTGATTTTCAAAGCATGACCGTGAAATGGGTGCGCGCAACTCTTGATGTCGACAATGGGGCATCAGGCCGTACCGCCAAGTTTTATACGTCTGACGACGGAAGCACATGGAGCCAACTCGGCACGAACCGTGTTGTTGCGGGAACAACTGCTATTTTTGACTCTACCTCCATTTTAAAAGTTGGCAGTTTGACTGTAGGGACCACGGCCAACAAATTTGAAGGGCACATTCACAGGGTCATTATTAAAAATGGCTACGACGGCGCAGGAACAACTGTTTTTGATGCTAATTTCGAAACGGCGACAGCAGGTGCAGCAACTTTTACTGAATCTTCCGCTAATGCTGCAACCGTAACGATCAATAATCAATCAACGAACGTGTGTGGTGGCGCTGGAGGAGCAGGCGGCGGAGTTTCATACTCTGAAATCCCACTCGTTTTATTGCCAGCAACCGTGGATGTAACTGTCGGTCTTGGCGGTGCCGGTGGCGCAGGCAAAACTGTGGATTACAGCAACGGAAGTCATGGTTCTTGGGGAGGAAAATCTTCTTTTGGAGGGCTCTGCGACGCCTTAGGCGGACAGTGCGGTTACGGTGGGTGCGCCCCAACGGGAGTAAACGCTATTGGGAGAGGTTCGAGCATTTACGCAATGGAGTACACCTCTTATAACCCCGGCACTTTGACCGGTGGAGGGAACTCGGGTTTGGGCGGCACTACTACCGGCGGTTCTTCAGCCACCACCACACACTTGGGTTGTTTTATTACGGGTGGCGGTGGTGGTGGGGCTGGCATCAATTCCAGTGGAACAAGTGGAGCGGGCGGAACGTCACCCCGATCTTTGGGTTATGGAACCATTAGCAGTGCAACGGCTGCGGCAAGTGATGGTGCAACCATTTACCCGACCACGCTCGGCATGTTCGGTTCAACGGGTGGTGGCGGAGGCAACAGCAACGCCGCTTCGGTCAACGGAGGCAATGGGGTGAAAGGCTCTGGCGGCGGTGGTGGGGCGGCCACAACGACTGGCACGACCTCGGGCGCTGGTGGCAACGGTGGCGACGGATACGTCGTGGTGGTGTGCGTCTGATGGTCTACCTAGTGATCGCCAACAATGTTTGCGTTAACCGCATCACCTACGACGGCGGCGACTGGTCACCACCCTCCGGCACGACCATTGAACCCGAAGGCGAGCAAATGGTTGACATCGGTTGGGTTCGTGTTGGCGGGGTGTGGGGTCCTGCGCCTGTTGTTGATGTTGAAGAAACAGACCAAAGTTAAAGCATTGGCTTAACAAATTTGTGGCTTTAAAACCAAAACTGGTATACTAGAAACCTGCGACCGCTCCCCCAATAGGGGCGGTCGTTTGCATTATAGGCCGACCTAGGAGGATCAATGTCCACCAGCCGCAAACCCAGCAAACCCCTTACTATCGTCACCCTTCTACTATTCGCAGGAATCGCAATGTTCGTGCTCACCGCACCAAGCATCGCCCCCGAGCCGCCACCCACAGCGGCACCACCCGTCGAAACAACGACACAACCCCCAACAACTCTCCCACCAACAACGGTGCCACCAACAACCGCACCACCCGCAACAGTTGCACCCGCAACCGTGCCACCAACAACAACCCCACCGGCACCACCCACAACCGCACCACCAGCACAAACCATCGAATACGAACCCGGCAGCATCGAAAACATGATCTGTGCCGCATTCGGTGACCAATGCTCAAAAGCCCTATCAGTAGTCCACTGCGAAAGCCGGTTCAACCCCGGAACAGTCGGAGCCGCAGGCGAACGCGGACTATTCCAAATCCACCCCGTTCACATCCCCTACCTTTCCGACCGTGGAATGTCTTGGGAAGCAATGTTCGACCCAGCCTCAAACATCGCTTACGCCCACGACCTTTACAGTCGTTCAGGTTGGGGGCCATGGACATGCGCGTAATATAAGGTTTCCCGCATGGAAATTGGTGTTGATTCCTCAGAACTGATTGATGCCCTTTCAACAAAAATTGCAAAGTTGGTAGTTGAGTTGGAAACAACGCGTCTTGCGCTAATGAAGGCTCAAAAAGCAATTGTTGAACTTGAGGGTGTCGCTGTTCGTGACGGCAGTGTTGATCCTCTTCCGTATGCGCCGGGGATTCAACGATGACTGCTGTTGATGCTGATGTGGTGTGGCATAACGACGGCCACGTCATGCTTTTGCAGTTAAATCGTTCTGAAATTCAGGCTTTGTATGTTTCGTGCCCTGAGGAGGGAGCCTGTCAACATCCTGTTCATGGCTGCATGGTCAGGTATTTCATGTTGCGGTTTGGTCTTGAATGCAACGTTGGTGTTGCCCCACCTTCACCCGAAATGCCGATTGCTTGGAGTCTTGTAGGCGATCCGCATGATCTTGATGCGGCCCAAGTTTGGATTATTCCAACAGCGGATGAGGCGTTCGCTGCTTGGCTGATCACTCAAGATGGTGGTTAGGCGGACTTAAGGACGGGTCGGACGGCAGGGGTGAACTTACCTGCATCGGCGGCAACAAGAGTTTGAGACACCCATCGAAGCACCAGTTTGCGGTCTCCTGTGCGGGGACCAGTCCAGTACCGGTGCCAGTGAGCACGCCGCAGATGCGGAGTAACTGCCCTACCTGTGGGGTCACTGGCGGTACTGGCAGCACGAGCGTTGCGTAGTACCGCCCCCACCCGGTAGCCAAGATAATGGACATTCGGAGCGTGAGCCGGACCGACGCGACGCCCCCCCACAACGGGTTCCGGAATCTCTTCCAAATCGGGATCCGCCGCAGATATATAAAGCATGAGGTTCACGGCAAGAAAAAACAGGTCGCTCGCTGATTTCCATTCGTGCATAATTGTTTGCTCGTCAAAACAGTAGTCACGGTCGTGGAGATGCAACTTCTGCAAGTTGACGGTTGTGGCATTGGAAAGTTTTTTCCAGTGTTCTTCGCTTTCAAGTGGTAGCAACTCCCAAAACTCGCCCAATGGGACAGTGAACGTGATGGACATGGTGCGACCAGTTTCCTGTTCGTGGCCCACCGCAGTCATCCAAATACTTGGCAATACGTTTTTTCGGGCGTCTGTGGCTTTGTGTTCGTGTACGAGAATGCCGTCAAACACCATGAGTGTTGGCGGCTGGTCAAGTTCGGGTGTCATGGCATGGATCTGCGGCTTAGGAAATACGAAGTAGCCGATGTTGTGAGGCCGACGCAAAAAAACTTCATGGGGGGTTTCGCCATCAGGTAGTGGTGTGGCGACAAGTTCTTCACTGAGGTCGGGGTCGACGAGGTAGGTTGCTTTGCCTTGTTTTGCCCATGCGTCGATGGACTCACCGATTAGGTCGTGTTGGGACACGTTCAATTCGGTTTTGCGGTTGGTGATGCTGGCCCGGTATCGCATGAGGAAAGCGTTGGCGGTGAGCGCTGGTCCGACTTGTTGTTCCCATTTTCTTTTGGTTTTTGCTAGTACGTGTTTGGATCCCATAAGAAAAGAATAGTCCGACGTCAACAATTTGGCAAATCCGCCTGCTATCACCCCTGCTGATCTACGGCTTTTTCCCTTAAATAAGCGGATACTGAAGCGTATCTAACAATATCCGGATGACTGTTAACGCCTTGGGCATTAACCTCATAAGTATTACGACCATTGACTTTTGTTCTTGCTATGACATTAGAAGCAACCAATTTACCCACCGATTTAGCGACATTCGCCTCAGTAACACCCAAAGCAACAGAAATCTCACGCAAAGTCACATGCGGATTTTCGGCAACAATAACCAAAACCCGACCAGCCGGAGTCAAGATAGCCAAAGCATCTCGCGGTGTGTAAGCGATGATTCTCTGCTCATCCAACGCCCTTAAAACTGCTTCCGCCACATCAGCCGCACCAGTAGAACCCGCCGACTCAACAGCGGCCTCCAGAGGGCGACGCAGCACGTGATCCCTCCTGCTGTCATGGCGTTCAATGGCATCCTGTGAGTCCACAAAAAGCGAGTCTATACTCCCCTGAACTTGTCATGGGCCATCACCAATGAAGACTTCTCAAAACACTTCCGACGCTTTCCGCTACGTTTCCGGACCGCTATTCCTTGCTTTGTGCGCTGCCGGGTACAACGCCCTCGCTTTTAAGCATCGGCGTCCAACAATTAGCGACGGTGTGAGATGGGTAGCAAATCAAGGTGGTGGGGCGGAAGTGGCGGGAGCAATCATTGGTGGGCTTTTAGCCCATTGGCTTTTAAACAATGGACAGGAGAAGAACCATTGACCGATCTAAAAGACCGTCTTGCCTTACTCGAAATCGCACCGCAAAACCGACCATGCCCAGTCCAAGCACTACTTGATCAGTTGGATCCAGAAACAGCAGAACTTTTGGACCGCCTGCTGCTGGAAAGCAGCAAATCCATCCGGTCAATTCACTCCGAACTCACATCATCCGGAATTCGCATCGCACGCGAATCCCTATCCAACTACCGCAACGGCTTAGGTCGGTGCGCAGTCAAAAGGATAAACCAATGAGTAAGCCCCCCAAGAGCCTCACCGAACGGTTGGCTTCACTAGAAAACGCCGAAGAAATCCCTGAAGCCACACGAGACAAAACTATTCCGGCGGGCTGGGAACCCGGTGTCATCTGGGAAGGAACCCACGGAACAATCACAACGGGGGCAGTAGACAGCCTACCCGGAGAATGGGACGACCTTCTCCGGGCAAGAGGGCTGGACCCAGAAATTTACGAAGTTGTTGGAGACACCATGCGTTGGTGCTCATGGGACGGATGGAAACGCGACGAACAAGGTGAACAGGCAGTAAGCACAATCCAGTACTCGTTCAAAGCGGAAATCCGTAAAAAGTGTGCCCCTCTAGCCATCCCAGAAGAGTGCTATCAGGCAGTCCGCAAGGCTAAAAGTGGCAAGAAGCCAAAGCCCACCGGAGACGCCACTTTTGTCGTTGCTTTGTCAGACTGGCAAGCAGGAAACTGTGACGGTGGCGGAATCGAAGCCCAAGCCGAAGCCGCAGCACAACTAGTTGAATCTATCCCACAAAGGCTTGCGGACCTACGGCGCAGCGGCAACAACATCGGAACCGTCTGCATCGCAGGACTAGGGGACCTCGTCGAAAACTGCTCAGGATTCTACCCATCACAACAATTCAGAGTCGAACTAGACAGACGAGACCAAGTCAAATTCGTACGCAGAGCAGTACGAGACATCTTCATGGCCGTCGCCCCCCACGCCAACCAAATCGTAGGTGTAGCAGTACCCGGAAACCACGGCGAAAACCGGCAAAACGGCAAATCGTTCACATCGCCACACGACAACGACGACGTCGCAACATTCGAACAAGTAGCCGAAATCCTTGCAGCCAACAAAGACGCCTACGGGCACATCGGATGGCGACTCACCAGAGACGAAATCGCTGTCAGCATGAACCTATCCGGACAAAACGTCGCATTCACACACGGCCACGTCCCCCGACCCAAAGGCAACGCCGCCGAAACCCTATGGGGATGGTGGGAAAAGCAAACAATGGGTCGCAAATACGCAGGAGTAGCAGACTCAAACATCCTGCTCGCAGGCCACTACCACCACCTCAACGTCAAAGAACAACTAGGGCGCACCGTATTCATCGCCCCAAGCCTCACCCAAGTCTCCGAATACTACGGAGACCAAACAGGGGTACTCACACGATACGGAACACTCAGCATGGTCCTCAACCATGACGGGTGGGGAGAAATGACCCTCCTATAAAGCCAAACAGCAACACCACCTTTCACCCCACCCACCAACACAGGACCCACCATGAACAACAAACCCCGCCGCCGCCCACTCATGGCCATCCAAAAACCAGCCACCCCCACCAAAAAGCGGGCTACTAACAAATCCACGACCCCAAAACCCGCCAACACTCCTACAGGGGGAGAGCAAACAAACACAGGGGAAGCAAACCCCCACCAATGGCCCATCATCGAAATCCTATGGGTAGACGCAGTAGCAGACGGACTCCTCGAATGGATGGACCCACAAGACACCGAAAACATCAAACCAGTCCAATCCCTAGTAGTCGGCTACCTCCTCCACCAAACCGACACACACACCACCGTCGCATCCCTCATAAACGAAGAATCAACAGCACACATCCTCTGCATCCCAAACCAAATCATCCTCAAAACCCGCCACTGGCAAGGAACACCCCAGTGACCAACCCACTAAACAACCTAACACCCAAACAACCAAACCAAACAAATCCAAACGATACACACACAACAGACTGGCGCAACAACGCAAACTGCACCGGCAAAACAAACCAAATGTTCCCCAAAAACTACAAAGACATCACCTACATCCCACAAGCCCGAAAACTCTGCCGAACCTGCCCAGTAAAAACCCAATGCCTCGAATACGCACTCGAATTCCCAGCCGCAGACATGCACGGAGTGTGGGCGGGGTTGACGCCTAGGCAGTTGGCGGCGGAGCAGCGGCGTCGGGGTGTGAGGCCTTCGCGTCCGACTTTGGCGCAGTTGTGGTCGGGTCGCGGGTAGTTTATTCAGTTTTTGGTGTGTTTATTCAGTGTTTATGCAGGGGTGTGTATTTGTATACGGGTTTTTGCGGGTTGGTATCCGGGTTTTTGCATAAAGTGTTTGTACGGGTGTTTGTACGTACCTAGCGCAACATTACCGAAAACGGTAAACTCGCGCCACAACAACCCCAATGGTTGTTCACCGTCCACCCACACATAAACCAACCCAAAACGGGAACCCGAACTACACAACCCGAATCCCGCACGACACACAAAACCCCATACCGTCATGGGACCAAACACCATCCTCACCCACCGCAGCACACCGCCCCACTTTCCCGCACGGCATCAACACCCGTTCCCCCACAGCCCACTCCCGAATCATGTCAGCCGGAGTAGGCAAAGGTGCTTTCGCAGGAGGCGGCTCAGGAAGCCCCAGATCGTCACGCAACGCTTTTTGTAGGGCTTCCACCAGCCAAGCGTTCAAAGAACACTGTAGAGCCTCACAGCGGTCAATCACCTGATTCTTTAACGTGGCAGGTAACCGAACTTGTAGATATGCCGGGCCGTGTGCCCTTTGGGGGCTACGTGGCATTTGTGATGGGTTCGCCTGCGTCTCGGCGGATGAGGGTGATGAGGTATTCGGTGATGGACATGTCTAGGGCTTCGGATGTGTCGATGAGGTAGTTTTTGATGTCTGGGGGGATGCGGAGTGAGAGGGTGGTTGGGCCGTCTGCTCGGTGTGGGGGTCGTCCGGGTCTTGCGTTCATGGTTTTACCTTACTGTGTTTGACATTGGTGTTGTGTTGTTGTATAGTGTTTTTGTGGCAGGCGGGGTTTGTTTCCCTCTCCTTTCCAAACCCTTTTGGGGGTCTGCACCGTTTACGGTGTTTTGAGGTTGGGGTCGTCCCTCCCCGCCTGAAGGCCCCCTGCCTGCCGCATTTGTCTCATGCCGTTTATTACTGCGGCGTCCCTACTCATGCCGATGGCTGTTGGGATGCGTTGGGTGCTGGTGCGTCCCGCACCGTAAAACACCCAGCCTCCGGGTACGAGGTGGACTGTTCCTACGAGTGTGCCGTCGTGGAGGACGTCAAAAAATTTGAGGGTTGGGATGTATTGGATGCCTGCCATTGATTCCATTTTTAGCCTCGTAGTCTTTGGCTGCAAGCAAGACAGAATTCGGCCCATGGGTACCAGCGCCGCATTTGGAGTGGGTGTTGGCAGTCAAGCAGGTTTCTGGTTGCGTCGCCTACGGTGGTTCGGATGAAGTCGGAGACGGTGAGGCCTTGTTTTTCTGCGGCTTGTTTCCACCGTTCTCGTTCTTCTGGGGTGATTCGGATGAGGACTTGTGCGATTGCCGGGGCTCCGGGGGTGGATCCGGTGTCGGGTGTGATTGTTGGGTCGATGTGTTGGGCTTCGTGGTTCATTGCTGCCACAACGTTGTCTTCAGGCTGGTTCATTGTTTTCCTCGTCTTCAACAATTTCTGCGTCGCTGATTTGTGTGAGTTCTCCGGCGGGGCCTAAAAGTGTGTTGACTGTTTCTGGTGGGAGTACACCGGCGATTCCCATGATTTCGAGAAGTTGCCGTGCTTCTGTTTCTGGGTTGAAAGCGTCGATCGCTGCGGGGTTGTTGTTTTCGTTTCCGGCGAGGACGGCTCGTTGTGGGGTGTCGTTTGTTTCGACGGAGAGGTTGATGTTGGTGGCTTCCATGCCGAGAAGTTTGGCGCGCCGGTCCATGACTGAGAGGACTTGTTGTACGGCTCGGAGGTCTGGTTCGACGGTCATTTCGCTGCCGTCGTCTAGTGTTACTTTGCGGTGTTGTGTGAGCGGCCAGATCGCTTGTTGCAATGAATCTAAACGTTCTAGTTCTAGGCGGAGAACTTCTGGGTAAGCCATCAACGCTTCCCGGTTTAATTTTTCCAGTTGCCGCCGTATGGCCGTGTTCACCGCTGAGGTTGAAACACCGAACCGTCTCGCAATTTCGTTTGCGGCGACTCCGGCCTGCCTCATTTTGAAAATGCGGAGGTCGCGTTCGGCAAGAAATTCTTTAGTTAGGCCTTGCTGCTGCTTGTCCGCCATAAATGTTGATACTAACACTTAGTCGACGTTGAGGAACTCGATAACTTCGAACGGGAAAACTTTTCCTCTTTTGATTCGGGTTGGACGGTGCCGTGGTTCCCGGTCGTTACGAAACTTTCCCCATTTGTAAACGTGTGCTTCTTCCGCCGTGAGGTCCGGTTCAAGCGTCCACCCAAATTCCGGCCACCGTGACCACACCGCTGACCCGAACGGGCGAAGTTCTCGTCCGCCTGAACCTCCGAGTGGTGCGTGATGCTCGAGCCATAAAGCGAAGTCGTAAGTGGTTCGAAGGTAGTCAAGGTATTTGGCGATGTCGACGGCAAGTGCTTCTGATGTGCGAGCCCCGGTATCAACGAAAGATTTGTAGAGGGGGCCGAGGCATACGAGTGCAGGTTGGGTTCTTTCGATCGCTTCTTCTAAAACGATACGGTCGGCTGGGTTAAGGAGGTCCATACCGGCGGGTCGGATCAGTAGGTTTGCGTCGACGGGACCTCTGCCGTGCGAGAAACGTGTTGCTGCTCCGACGATGCGTGTGCTCATACGCCGGATGATGCGTTCCGGGTTTTCGAGGTCCACCGTGAGGGTTTTGATGGGGTCCATTGCCGAGAAGGTGAATGGGTGAACTCCTGCGGCGGAACAGATTGCAACTTGCCGTGCAAGCATGGTTTTGCCGACGCCTTCTGCTGCGACGACGATCACTCGGTCTTGTCGTTCGATGACACCGGGGATTGCCCAGTTGTATGTGTCGTCGGTTTCTTCGTTTACGAACGAGGTCCAGTCGACTAGCCGTCCTGTTTCACCGATCGTTTCGATTGCCGGGTCGATTCGGTCAAGCAGCCCTCTGACTCGTTGGATTTTTTTGGCAAGTTCAAAAGGTTTTGTTTTAATTTGATCGACTGCTGTTATGAATTCATCCAAAGGATCTTTGGATTTAGCCACCGGCTCTTCTGGTGCCGCAACAACAACCGGACCGTCATCAAGAAGTTCCAACTCCTCAAGCCGACCACCCGCATCAAAAAAATCGGTTACGTCCTTATGGGCCGACGGAGGAGCCACCAACGTCACCGTCACCCCAGCCGCCCTCAACCGATCACAAACCTCACCGGCGTGCTTCGCACCAACTTCGTCATTGTCACGCACCACCCAAACATCAGCACCAGCCAACGCCTCAGTATGAATGTCAAGCCACTTACCAGCCCCGCCCGGCATCGTCGTCGCCGTATGACCCAACGCCACAAGAGTGTCAGCATCTTTTTCGCCCTCTACAACAAACACCATCTCGTTCGCCGCCACCGCAGCCAAAACCTGCGGCAACCTGTACAAAACTTTCGGTGTAGCACCAAGCGAATAAACCCAACCGTCACCATCAGGTCGACGCTGCCGAAACGTTTTCTTACCTTCCGCATCAACGAACCGTTGCTTCTGGAAAAGAAGAACACCTTCCGCATCCCGATAATCGTAAGTGTGCGTCAACTTCAACCGAGGCGAACCCTTCTTCTTCGGAGTCTCAGGAAACAAATCGTTCACCGTCACCCCAACCGCCTCACAAATCTGTTCCAAATCACAAGGATCGCCACGATGACAAGTGACCAGCACACGACCGTCCCGCCCCTCACCAACATGCAACGAGGGATTGCTGTCATCGTTCCGGCAAGGACACCGTGCACTCCACCCGGAACCGTCCGACCTAACCCCTTCAAGACGGGTCAAAAAAGACTGCACCGGCTGTGAAGCGTTCACTGCGACAACCCATAACGTTCGGCGTTATGCGCTGAAACGGCATCTTCATACCGACGCATAAACAACTCACGATCACCGTTAGTGTGCAACGCCCTCCCCTGACTGACACCCATCTGCCGAGCGACAAGCCTCACCATAGGATGCAACGGCACCACATCGCCACCGTGCATCACGGCATCCTCAACAGACACCAACTGTGCCCAAGCCTCACTAGCCGACGGGACTTCCTCGCCGCTGCACCCATCAATTACACGCCGTCGAAGAGTTCCCGGACGGGGGGGCCAAGGGCGATCTTCAATGACTAAATCATCTAACGCTTTTTCGCAGTCTTCTGCGTTGAGGTCGTGGATGATTCTGTGCCATGCACCGTACGTGCCACGCCGAACCGCTTGCGGGAGATCGATTCCCCAAGTTGCCCAAATGCGGTCAACGAGAGCAACCGTCTCTTCCTTGTTCACGAATCACCTTTCAGGAAATCTTCAGTTGCCTGATCGATGTCTGCTTCCGCATAAATGGTTGCGAACCGTTCAATGTGCGCCGAATCACGCAAAATCAACTCGATGTCGTCGTAACGTTTCCGCCTCGGGTTATCACCCATGTGCCAGTCCGACATAGCGCATCCGCTAATTGCTTGTAAACAAATTTCAACACCGTAGTCACGAATTGCTCTAGCAATTTTTGCTTGACGCTTCTCTCCGAGGACGGGTGTAGGTCCCGCACGGTTTTCACGGTGGGTGACTACCCAATGGTTGAACACCGTGGTGATGTCCGTGGAAGCAACCGTGGCTGAAGTCTCTACCGGAGGAACGTCAAACAGTCGGATTTCTTCAAAACCTTTTCCTTTGATGCTCAACACGTCATTCCTCCCTCGCGCGCGCACGCAGCGTTACGTAGAACCGTTAGTAAGTAACGGTTATTTGGTTTTCCACGACTGAAGGAACATCTTTCAGTCAATAAGGTTTTCTTCTCCCTAGGGTTCAAGTTATACCGACAGGTATAACTGAACCGGGGGGGTTCGGGGGGTCTAACCCCCCGGGAAGGGGGGTTCGGGGGGAAACCAATCCCAACCGCTTGACAGACCGTGGGGCGCGTTGAATGAGACCTGCCCTGTTGGGGGCGGTTTTTTCGAACGGCTACCCGGCGCCGGTCTTTTTCACACGTCGCGTGATGCGTCGTGCGATCGGTGACTATACCGACTCCGGTCGCACGACGCAAGCAACTTTCGGTAATTACTTCAGTTCTAGTCGGAAAGTGTCCATTTCCCACATGATGCCGATCGCTGAATAGCCGATGATGTCCATGATGGTGTCTTCGATCGACTCGTTGTTGGGCTTTCCGTTTTCCCCGTTAAGCAAATTCTCGAGCCGTGCGATTTTGTCGTGGGTTCTGATGAGGAGTCCGATGCGACCGAACCGTGAAATGTTTTCGTGCCCGTAGTCGTGCTGTTTGCGGAGCAGGGTCCGGTGAACGTCTACCGGGTTCAGTCCATAACCTTTGCGGTCAAGTTGCTGGCTGTACCGAAGCGCTACGCCGCCGAGCAGCAACCATCGACCGATTACGTCGTTGGGTGTGAACGGTTCGATTCTTTCGTCGTTTCGGTGATCGTCGTAAAACTTTTCCCAAACGTCTCGTAGGTGCTTTAGTGTGTCTCCTGTTGTTGGCAGGGTGAGGATGGTTGGGTAATCGTCTTGGACGGAAGCGATCGCTGCTACTGCTGCTAGTGATGCGTCGTCCCAACTTTCAAACGGGCGTACTTGGTCAATTGTCATAGTTCCTCCAAGGAGAGTTCGGGTGGGCAGGTTGCTGCCGCTGCGATTGCTGCTTTTGCTAGGTCTTTGTGGATTTCTTCGGTTCCCATTTCTTGAACCATCATTTTTAGGGTGACAATGTTGATTGCCACGATGGTTTCATTGGGGTCAAGTGTTGGAATGGCGTGGAGGTCTTCGCCGTTGATGGCGTTGGGTTCCACAAGGATGATTTTAATTTTTTCTCCGTCTTGGTTTTCCATTATTCCGAAGATTTCGTCGTTCAGTTCTTCGTGCATCAGGCTCCGATCGTGATTTCGTCTACCCAGTAAGACTCGCCGCTGAACAGATCGAAGTATTCCTCGATGGCTTTTGACTTGTCTCTGGGGATGCCAGCGGAAAGAGTCCAGTTTTCTACGATCCACTCGTAGAAGGCGTCCATAAGGCCGTCGTGGGTGGCGTGGACGAGGGTGGTGACCCCGTATTTGTGTTCGATGGAGCAGATGTGGACCTTGTGACCCACAATGCTCGGTGTTTCAGTAATGGTCATGTTGTTCTCCTTTGGTCAGGTGGGGTCGATTTCGATGTCTACTGAACCGAGTCCGGTCTTGATCGGATCGATCCCGTAGTAGTTGGTCAGGGTAGTAGTCGCTGCGTCGATGATGGCGTCGTCGTTGTCTTCATGCTCGTCTTCGACGGTGACGGTGGTGGTGATGTGGGCGTAGTCACCGATGAAAGTGACGTTATACATAAGTGCCATTTCAGTTCTCCGTTGGTAGTAGTTGATGTAGGTAAGTATGACATGTTTGTCTATGGTCGTCAAATCTCGATAAGATCGACGTTGTACCTATCCCAAGCAGCAAGCGCAACATCTTCAGACAAAGTTGTCACCACCGGCTCCTTAAACCAGTCCACGAAACCGATTTCTGCGCGATCCAAACCGCCGTCGATGTCAAGACGGAACTCGATCCAGCCAGCAGGCCCGCCACCGGCAAGTGTGATGCGAATAACTTTGTAGGCGTCGTAGCCGTATCCGCCCGTTTCGGCTAGGTGGGTTTGTAGGGCTTCGGATGCCTGCCATACGAGGTCGTCGGTGTTCGGGATGTCGAACCCGATGGCTTCGGCTAGCCGGTCGGCTTCTGCTGCCTCTTCGGGGTTGTTCTCTCGCCATTCGTAAAGAGTGCCGTCGCCGTTGGCGAGAATGGTTGCGAGGGCCTGTGCTTCAAGCGTTTCCTTGATGATGTAGTCGGTGAACGCTTTCGCTTGAGTTTCGTAGTTTGTGGTGTCGGTCATGTTGGTCTCCTTTTGTAGTAGGTGGTGTCATTATAGGCCAAATGTAAAGCGATGTCAAATCACTTGTTCGAGGCGCCCAACAGCACGAGCAAGAGCGTTGCTCGAAAGGTCACCATCGAAATAAGCGGTCACCGGCCAATACTCCTTACTCGCAAGAAGCACAAGAGCCTCCTCCGAGCCGCAGTCGGAACAGATTTCAGTTTCATTATCGGTTCGACTTAGCGCACCGGGGTAAGCCCCGGGCCTAGAGTTTGACGGGATGAACCCGTTACATCTCGGGCAAATCAGTTCGATGGTCATTTCAGTTCTCCTTTATTAGTAGGTGGTAATAGTATAACTGGTTTGTCTAGGGATGTCAAATCGCGTGTGGGGTGAGCGACACGACACCGCCCACCCCACACACACCTGTTAGTCGTCAGAAACCGGCACCGGCATCAGAAACAACCCTGTCACGAAGAGCCCACATTGCCTCCTCGAAAGCGTCCCAGTCCTCCTGACCGTCCTCATCGGTTGTCAGTTCAGGCCACTCGTCGTTACTCAAATAGGCCTCACCGATAAGTTCGCCTGCCTGATGAACCGTTGCTCCGAGCAGACACGATCCGCCCTCCTCGTACACAACCTCAAACAGCAAAGTTGGGAACCGCTTAGAGATGTTGGCTATTGCTTGC